TCTCGCTCAGCGTCTCCGCCTCGACGATCTCAGCCCTTGCAACCGGAGCAATAACGAGTTGGGCGATGCGGTCGCCGATGCTGAATTCAACCGGGTCGTCGCCGAGATTGAACAGCAGCACCTTCACCTCGCCGCGGTAGTCGCTGTCGATGGTGCCGGGACTGTTGAGCACGATGATGCCGTGCTTGAAGGCGAGGCCTGACCGGGGCCGCAACTGCCCCTCGTAGCCGTCGGCGATCTCGATCGCGAACCCGGTCGCCACGGCGCTCCCGACGTTGGAGCCGAGAACGAAGGCCTCGGCCGCACGCAGGTCCATCCCTGCCGCACCAGCGGTCTGATAGGCCGGGAGTGGGAGCCCTTCCCCGTGCGGGAGCCGACGGAATTTCACGATGGGAGTCATGCGTCACCGCCTTCCCAGTACCGAATGGAAATGTGCTTCAACGCGACGCGGCCGATATTGTCGTCGCGGCGCTCACGCTCCGGAACGATCACGATCCCTTCGGCCATGTGCCCGGCTGGCGCTCCAGGAACTCCGCTGTCCTTCTCAGCAGCTGGCAGCAAGAAGCTCGGATCGTATGGGCCGTGATAGATCAGCGGCACGGTCGGCAGGCTCGCGTCGTCGATGAGCGCGAGAATGTCGATCCACTCGCCCTTGTCGGATGCAGCGAACGCCGCGAATGCGACATGCCCTGGCTTCTGTCCGTACTTGAGCGACTGGACCGCGCCGTAGACCTCGCCGTAAAGCACGATGCCGGGATGCTTGCGGCACCACGCCTCGATGCGAGGATCGGCATCGGCCGCCCGCTTCCAGTGGTGCGCCACGTCGGGCTTCAGCCAGCGCGTGCGCGACCCCATGAAGAACGTTACGCCGTCGAACAGGTAGCGCGCATTGGCGCCGTGGATCTTTTCGGTCACGACGACGGGCTCGCCGTCATGGATGACGCCGGGGAAGTTGGCGAGGCTCTCGACGTCAAACTTCGAGGCATAGACATCCGGGCACTGGTCGGCCGGCAATTCGTCGGCGCCGGCCATGACGACGGGCGGTTCGTAGCGCTCAATGCCGAGATCGGCCATCACATCGTCGCCGACAGACCGACCATCAAGCCCTTCGGGAACAGGAATCAGCAAGCCGTAGCTGAGAACTCCACGCAGGCGCACCGCCTTCAAGCGATGTCGGTCTTTGCCGTCCTTGGCGAGAAAGGAAAACTCCGGCCGCGCGGTCGGAACCGTGTAATCCGGCTGGATGTATATGGCGCGGGCGCCGACTTTAAACTGCCCCTTCTTTACGACCGCCTGCCAGCCGCCAACTGGGATGATTTCCAGGCGCTCTGCATTGTCGTGAGGCCGGACCGCTGCAATTTCGATGATGTTGACGCTGTGCGTGCTCATGCGTCACCGCCTTTCGCGGCTTCTCGCTGCGCCCACGCGACCAGATCGCGGCGCATGATGCGGCGATGGCCACCGCCGATCTGCGAGTACCCCATCGTGGCGACGCTGATGCACGCCAGCACGTCGAGCGCCGTCGAGCCGCCGACCCAGGCGTGATTGGCGTAGGCCAGCCCCAGCGCCGCCAAGACCGAGACGACGTCCTTTGCCCAGCTCTGCAACATGATCTCGTGCAGCACCATGTAGACGGTCTCCGGTTTCTCGCTCATTCCGTCTCTCCCGCTTTCGTCACGATCCGCGCGCCGTCGCGCCAGTATCGCCATCCCCATTGGTCCGACCAGATGAATGAAGCGCCGGCCGGAACCGTGTCGACGATGACGGCCGAGCGCCATGCCGGCCGCATGAGCCAGTCGCGCTTCATGCCGTGTCTCCCAGTAACCGTTTCGCCTTGGCGATGACGTTCTCCTCGCCGACGTTGATCGGGTTGGGGCAGCACGTCTCGGCGTAGGGGAGCAGATCGCGCATCGCGTTTTCGAGCGTCGTGATGTGCTCTTCCAGCATGGCGCAGCAGACGCGCCAGCCGCGCGTGGCCCCGTTCATGGCGACGACATCACCCCACCGGCGAGCATCGGCCCTCGCTTCGTCGATCGTGTAGGTGTCTGCGTCGTCGAGCGGTCCGTAGCGTCCCGCGTCCGCCTCGCTGTCTCCCGTCATGCGGCACCGCCTTTCGCGGCGAAGCAATCAGCCTTGGCGGCGTCGATGATGTCCTGGCTGATGCCGTGAGCGCGGCCGATACGGTCGTAATCGGCGGCGGTGCCGAGATCGTCGTAGGATATATTCCCGCCGCCCGTCTTTTCGCAGGCAACCTTGGCCTTGACGATAGCCACGCGGGCATCTTCACCGCGCGCTACGAGTTCCGCCGCAACGCCGCGCTCCGCCTCGCTCAGGCTGTCCCAGATGTCCTGGGCCGCCGACGACCCGCCGACCTTGGCCATCGCGGCATCGTGCGCGGCCCGGCGCTCGTCCTCGATCATGCCCAGCGCATGCAGGTAGACGTCGAGGATGCTTTCCTCCTCGTCGCGCTCTGATTTCGACTTCCGGCGCAGCGAGATGATCTTGCGCAGCGCCTTGACGTCGAAGCCGACACCCTTGGCCTCCAGGTACTCGCAGGAGGCTGACGCTGTGGTCAGCGTGCCCAGCGTCTGGTAGGAGGCCAGCCGACCGTCGAGCCAGACCGAGATGGAGCGCTGTCGGGTCATGCGGGCACCTCGTCCACCATGAGGTCGAGAAGCCGCTCCTCGTCCACCTCGTCGCAGAGGCACGGCATCGCCCCTTCAGGCGGCACCCACTGGCATTGAGCAAACAGGGTCTGCCCGTCGAACCCACGGGATGCATTAATCGCCTCTGCCCGTCTGAGGCAGTCCCTGGCGTCGAGCATTTCGCTCTCGACATCCCCTGACAGGAGCTTGGTGACGAGATACATCGTCATGCCGACTGCGGGTGTCATGCGAGCACCTCGTCCTTGACCGCAACGGGGCGAACATCGACCGACGCCTCGCTGCGCCTGATCTGCGGCGGAGCGTACGCCCTGCGTGCGTGCCCCTCACAGTACGGGAACCCCGGCACCTTGGTCCTGCCGCAGAAATGGAAGTCGGCCATCTGCGGGTCGCCGATCGGCCAGCGGCAGCACGTCTTGGTGAGATCCTGCAGTGTCTTGCGCTCGGCGACCGGGATGACGATCTCCTCGACTGGCGTGACCGGATCTGGCGGAAGGGCTGGCCCCTTGAACACGACAGCCGACTTCGGCGCCGGCGGCGCGACGGGCGTCTTCTTGGCGGCTGCGGCAGCGGACTTTCCAGACTTCATAGCGCGCGCGGCGCGCATCTTGGCGGAAAGGGCCTGCCCACCTCGGCGGCTCGCGGCCCGCTTCGAGCCCGGGGTGCCGATGGTCAAGTGCAGCCTGTGTGCCTTGCCGACGACCGCAGAGCGCGACCGCCACGGCATGCGTTTGTGGATCTGCCCCGAGGTCAGCCCTTCGGCGATCAACTCCCGGAGCTTTTGGACTTCCTTGTCGGGCCAATCAGAAGCCATTGATCGTCTCTCCGGTCTTGGCCGCGAGGTCGCTGCGGCGGTCCTTGATCGATCTGCCGAGCTCGGCCAGCTTGCGCGACATCGGCCCCGCCTCGCCGCGCTCACAGGCGTCCAGCGCCTCGTCGAAGACCTGCGCCTCCGCCTTCACCGCCGGCAGCTCGCGCGCCTCGGGCAGGCGGGCGGCGCGCCGGCAGAACGCCCACAGCGCCCCGATCCAGCCCTTCTTCGCGGCTTCCCGGCCAAGGGGTGTCTTGACGAGGTCGTTGGCGAGATCGACCCGCCACCCGGCATCGAGGTTCTGGTCGCGCTGGCCGTGCGTCAGCAGCGGCGTCTGCTCGATCTGGATTGCCCGACGCATCAGGTCACAGGCGGCGATGATCTCGGAGGGGACCGGGAACCACTTGCCGTCGCGTTTGGGGTCGCGGGTCTTCAGGATGTGTTCTGACGCGCGGTTCAAGACGACCGCGTCGTAGGGCGCTAAGAACTTCACCAAGGACGTTACCCAGGCTTCCTCAAGATCGTCCGATGCGAAACGAGGCTTCGGAAAATGAAGGTCGACAACGCTGATGAACTTGCCGATCGGGTCACCGCCGTTTTTGTCAGACATTAACGCCTCCACTCGGATCTAGCCTTGACCGTGCATTGGCGGTCAGCCGCATGATGCGCTCGGTCTTGCTTTCGCTTTCTACGGTCGGCGCCCGCAGTCTCTTCTCGCTGGTTTCGCGCCTCGCTTTTCCGTCCCGAAGCATGTCGGTGAAGTAGTCCCACGACCGAATACGCTTGCCGTGGTAGCGCTTACCAGCAGCGCGGAGGCCCGGAAGGATGTCGAGATCAAGGTCCAGACCCTCTCGAATCCAGGACTGCGGAATGGACAGGTTCGACAGCCCGAGGCAGTTGACTGGGTCGTCGAGAGCCCCATTGCATGCGTCGAGCAGCTTGGCTTCGAGCGCATCGAGATCGGCTTTCGACGTCGGGACCGCGCGGGACGGTTGCGGGATCGGCACCAGATCGCCAGGGCCGAACAGTTCCCCAACGAGAGGTGGATCGGGGCGCGCTGACTGAGGTGGGGGCTGGATCTTGCGAGCGGTCGGCGGGACGCACAGCGTCGAGATGCGAACGGGAGCGGGAGCATCAGCAACCACCGGAGCCGCCAAAGCAGCTTCAGCTTCTTCTTGGTTCTCTTGTTCCCTTGTTTCTTGTTCCTTTGTTTTCGCGCGCGCGTTCTTTATATCTGTCGACCTGCCCTCAACCTGCCCGCAACCTGCCTCCAACCTGCCGTCAGACGACTTTTCAACCTGCCTTTCCTCTGTCGATGGCAGTTGATAAAGATCGTAATTGCAGATGGTTAGGACGTTCGCAAACCTGCCCTTCGACCTGCCCTTTGAAACCTCGTCGGCGCCTTGCTGAGGACTTGTCGAGGACTCGCCTGTCATCACGTCGTCGACGCTGTCGCCGAACGAAATCATGCCGTACAATTCGAGCTTGGCGAGCCACGTCCGAGTGGCCTTGGGCGTCCAGTTCCACCGCTGGGCAAGCCACAGGTTGGCGCCCAACAACTGCCCGCGGCGCAGAGCCATCTTGCGGCCGTTGTTCATGACCTCACCTGCCGTGTACCGGCACTCCATGATGAGATCGATCCACGCAAGGGCCGGCTGCATCGCGCCCCTGTTCGGGTCGCACGGCTTGGCAAAAAGGTGGAAGCCGACGACGGAGTGGGCCCTCATGGCGCGCGCGATGGCCACCCAGCCACTATCGCTGCCGTAGAGCGGCGGACCGCCGTTCCCGCCTATCCCGGTGCGCATGTCACGCCTCCCCCGTGCTGAGGTCGGCGGCCTGAAGTCTGAACGACGTCGAGCGCACTTCATCGGAGAGCGTGAGGATGAACTGGTCGTACCACTGCACGACGGCCACCCGGTCATCCATGAAGAGGATGCCGCACCACCCGTGGCGTTCGTCCTCGCGCAGTGACGCGCGGAGCGTTTCAAGCAGCGCTGCGTCGCCGTTCGCGCTCAGGTCGAGGCGGATGAACTCGACATCGCGGTCGATTGTGTAGCGGTCATCCCAGCGGCTGACGGGGCGACCTTCTGCGCGGTCAAGCATGGCGCACCTCGCCTGTGCGCGACCTGTGGAAATGGTGTGCGCCACCCCTGGAAAATGGCTTGCAAACCGGGCGCGAGTTGCGTATCAACATGAGGCGTATCCACTTCAATTTTCGGGCCGTGAACCCGGGGTTGATCTCTGCCTTCCAAAAGGCCTCCCGAGTGGCATCGGGGGGCCTTTTCCGTTTCTCGGCTACGGGTGCCAGCCTCTTATGATCGCGACGATGTCGACGCCGGCCCGGCCGGCGCGGCAGCGCGCGAGGTAAAGCGTGGTGGTGATGCGATTGGCGAGCAGGCGCTGACGGTTGCGCGGCAGCGTCAGCGCCAGTTTCAGCCACTCGTTCATGCCGCGACCCTTTCGCCCGAAACGGTCGACAGTTTAGCCTTGGGTTTCGCCTGAGTTTCGGGAGTGTTTACGGGGTAAACCGTCCACTCGAAGGCCCGCACGGGGCGCCCGTCGACGCTGGTGCGAACCTGCTTGCGGTCGACGCCCGGCAACTGTTTCAGGGCGCCGCGCATCATGTTCTCTGGCGTCGGCGGGCGCCGCGGCTCGAGTGCACACCACACGGCATAGCGCTCCGACAGGGCGTCGGAGGTAAACCGTTGCGCACCGGAAACCGTCGTGCGCAGGTGGGCGAGAAACTGGGCGGCTGCTGTTTCGGCCGAGAGTTCCGCCAGCGCGGGCTCGGTTTCGGTGGCCGGGGCCTGAAAGGCGCGCAGGCAGCGCTCTTGCGCGGCCTCGAACTGCCGGCGGGTCGCGATCTGCGGCAGGGACAGTCCGCGCTCCAGAGCACGGTCCAGCTTGCGCTGGAGCCAGTGCGGCGTCGCATCCGGGTCGTCCGGCCAGACCCCGTCCGGGAGACCGTCGTCGATCTCGACCGGCTCGAAATCGCCATGATCGGATGCCACAAGCCAACGGGCGGGCAAGGGCTGCGATCCAATCGCCCCCTCACCCGCCCCACCGTGGAGTCCCCCCAATGCCCCCAGAGAGACGTTGGACCTCCACGGAGCGATGCAGCGCGCAAGCACGCCGCGATCGATCCCGAACATGATGCCCCCTTCCCCTGCGCCCCCGCAGGGTGACTTGTGAATTCTCGCAACACCCTGGGGAAAAGGGGCCGCCCCGTCCTCACGGAGAAGCGGCCCAAGTCCAGGGAGGAAACGCCCAGAAGAACGGGCGACCGACGCGACATGCAGGTCGGCGTCGGTGCTGGACGGACGGGTGCGGCCCACGCGCGTGCGCACGTGTGGCCACCCTTGCGGGAAGACCCACCCGCCCAGCACTGACGCCGGGCCACGCTTTACGCTTGACGCTGAACCTGTCCCTCAGCCGCTTGGCAGCGCCAGTGTGAGGGGGACGGATTTGCGGACCAACAGGCTACAAGCCATTTCGGCGGTCATGACTCCGCCTATGCCGGTCCGGTACGGGCTTGGGTGGTGCGTCGGCCGCTCGCTGCGCCCACGCAGCTCCCGGAGTAGCCCACCACTCGACCCATCCCACTCACGCTGACGCCGAATCACGCATACGCCCGACAGGAGCGCGGCCCGCCATCAGGTGCGGGCGGCGCGCGGCCGAAAAAATCGCGGGGCTCAAGAAGTCCGCGCCGCTCGCCCCACTCCAACAGCGTCTGCTGATGCCGGGCGGGGATCAGTCCGCCCGTGCCCATCTTGCCCGGCGGCATCATCCAGCGGCGCACCCGGGATGGATGCGCGCCGGTGACGCGCGCCACTTGTTCGATACCCCGCGCCAACACGCCCTCTCCGCACTTGATGATCACGGAGTAGGCCGGCTCGAGCTGGTTGCTATCGCAGTCACGTTGGCTCATGGCGGCACAATGCTATATTGGCATACGCCTGTCAACGGGGTATGGCAAATCGGCATCGGCCACCATGCGATTTGTGGCGTAGCATGTCCACCGGGCTGCACGCTACAGGGGTGCTATGTATGATCGCTGGCTACAAAACGCGCTCAAGAACATGCCCAAAGGCCGCACCCAGGAGGGTCTGGCCGACCACCTTGGGTTGTCCCAAAGCGTCGTTTCCCGCATGGCAAGCGGGCGCAGGCGGATAAAAGCGGACGAGATTGACAAAATCTGTCGCTACCTCGGCCTTCCTGCGCCTAGCTTGTCAGATAAGCCGCTTACGGTGCATGGGGGCGCTGCGATCATGGTTTCAGGCGTCATGGCAGATCGGGTTTGGCGCGAGCGCGCAGATTTCATTTCGGACGTGAAGGTTCCAGGCGTTCCGGACGCAAGGTACGCGGGGCTGCCGCAGTACGCGATGCTGATGGAGTCCCCATTCGAGCCGCACGGCAGGCGGGGCGAGTACGCCATTTTTGTGAGCTGGGACGAGGTTCGCGGGGACAATCCGCTGCGCGGCGACCTCATCCACGTCGTGCGCACCAGAGACGGGCTTAAGGAGCATACCCTGAGGGCCGCAGAGCAGACTCAGGACGGCCTATTGCTGACGTCCCCGGCGACAGAGCCTATCTCGTGGCCCCAACAAGGCGGCGAAGTTGAACTTCGTGGGCTCTTTTTGACCACCTACCGCCCGCCGCGCTAGACCTGACATTGTAACCCAACCCTCTGGCGCATAAGCGCGAATGTACTTTTATGCTAAAACAGCATGAAAACCTGTTGACACGTCGCATGCTAAAACAGCATATTCGCTCCTGTCACGGCGATCGAGTCGCGACACCAAAGCGGGGCTCGGCAGGGCCTTGAGGGGACGACGCCGGGGCTCGTTTGAGGGCCACACGGACGGGTCTTGAAGTCGCCCATCGAGGTTCTGCCGTCTTCCCACACCGGGGAGCACATAGACATGCGGACGCCACAGACACCAGCACTGTCGTTCCCGTTCACATATCGCGTCTACAGCGACCTCGGACACGAGGCGTTCCGCATCGATCTGGTTGCGACGATCGAGGAAGACCCCGACGCCCCTGGCGAGTGGTATGCCGCCAGCTTCCAGTGCGGCGGGCTGGCCATCGAGGAAGTGACCAGGGCCGGCGAGCAGCAGTCCGACGCCTTCCTGTTCTACCTCTTGTCCGAGTACGAGGAGCAGGTCGACAATGCGTGGGGCCGCCATTTGGCGCTGGCGCAGATGGCCGGAGTTCCGGCCAATGCGTAAGGTCATCGATATTCCGGCCGCGAAGACGCGCCGCGCGCGGGCTGAAACGGCATCCCCTGCGCCAACACCCCACATCGCGATTGTCTCGGACGCCGCAGCGACTGCCGCAGTCCCTGACGAACTGTCGTCCCTTCAAAGCCTGTTTGCCCGCGCTTCCGAGGCGCTCGACGTCGACAAGATCGAGCGGGTTCTGGCGATGATCGAGCGCACCCGCGCCGCCCAGGCCGAGCGCGCCTTCAACGCGGCGATGGCCGCAGCTCAGGTCGAGATCGAGCCGGTGGCCCGCGAGGCCGACAACCAGACGCGGGGCTCCAACTACGCACCGCTGGAGCGCATCGTCGAGGCCATCACCCCGGTCCTCAAAACGCACGGCTTCGGGACGTCGTTCCAAACCCGCGTGCACGAGGGATGCATGCACGTCGTCGCCGACGTGGTGCACACCGGCGGCCACCTGCGCCGCTACGAGTTCACCGACATCCCGATGGAACGCGGCCTCGGCGCCGAGGGTGAAGAGCGCATGTCGGCTCCCCAGACCTACGGCGCCACGACCACCTACGCCCGGCGCTACGCCACCGCGCTGATCTTCAACGTCACGACCACGGACGCCAAGCTCAAGGACCGCGACGGCGAGACCAAGCCCGATCCTGCTCTTGTCTCGGCGGCCCAGGTCGCCGCAATCGAAGGCGCGCTGCGCGCCAAGGACATGCACCCCAAGCGCTTCTGCGCCCGCTTCAAAATTCGCTCCGTGGCTGACCTCCCGGCCGCGCGCTGCGACGAGGCATTGAAGGCCATTGCTGCCGTTGAGGACACCAGCCAATGAACGACCAAACACCGATCCAATACCTCGTCGAGATCCCGCAGTCCGACGCCTTCGCGGTGTTTGCCGCGCCGCGACTTGGCGGCGAGCACCCGATCGACCCCATTCTCGCCAAAGTGCGCCAGGAAGTAGACGCCTTCAAGGCGGAGGTTCCCGACCTCGCTACGCCGGCCGGTCGCAAGCGCATCTCCTCCATGGCCTACCGCATCACCCAGAGCAAGACGGCGCTGGAGAAGGTCGGCAAGGGGCTGGCGGCCGAGGCCAAGGACGTGCCGAAGCGGATCGACGCCACCCGCCGCTACATCGAGCAGACCCTGGATGCGTGGCGCGACGAGGTGCGACAGCCCCTGACCGCATGGGAGATCGCCGAGGACGCGCGCGTCGCCGCTCACAGCGCAGCCCTTGCCCGCATCAACTCCCTGGCCGCGACCGACCCGACGACGACGGCCGCCGAGATGGCGGCGCGCATCGCCGAACTCGAAGCGGTCGACGCGAGCCCGGCACACGCCGAGGAGTTCGCGACCGAGTACAAGATCGCCGTCGACGCGGCGCTGCCCAAGCTCATCGCCATGCACGCCAAGCAGGTCCAGCACGAGCGCGACCAGGCCGAGCTGAAGCGGCTTCGCGCCGAGTCCGACGCGCGCGCCAAGGCGGAGCGCGAGGAGAGCCTGCGCCGCGAGGGCGAGGAGCGCGCCCGGCTGGAGGCAGAGGCCGACGCCCGCGCCGAGCGCGAGCGCGTCGCCAGAGAACAGGAGAACGCCCGGCTCGATGCGGCCCGCAAGGAGGCCGAGCACAAGGCGCAGATCGCCGCCCTCGAGCAGAAGGCCGTGGAGGCCGCCGCCGCCGAGCGGCAACGCATCACGGACGAGAAGGCCAAGGCAGCCGAGGACGCAGCGGCGCGCGAGCGCAACCGCACCCACAGGGCCAAGGTCAATTCGGCCGCCGTCGACGCCTTCGTGGCCAATGGCGCCGACAAGGACACCGCCGTTTTCATCGTCACGCTGATCGCCAAGGGCAAGATCCCAGGCATCGCAATCCAGTATTGAGGCCCCCAGAAATGCGCATGAACATCGCCCTCCAAGTCGACGCGACGCCGGACCCGACCGTGCGTGTCGACGAGATCGCCAAGGCTGCCCGCATCTATTGCGAGACCGCCGGCATCTACCCTGCGGAAGCCGTGATGATGCTGCTGTGCGCGGCCGCGCGGGTGTGCAGCGATCTGGCGCAGGACAAGGGTGTGGTGTCTGACGTGCTGGCTGCGGCGCTGGCATCGGCTGTCTCGTGCGCCCACGACATCGAGATGCTGAAACGGCAGCAGTCCCAGATCAACCGCTTGATGAACTGATGGGCGCGAGGAGGGGAGACCGCCATGGGCCGGCCAGGACTGACACTCGTAAAGACCGACCACAAGAATCCCAGCGGCGCGCGCCGGCACAAGTGCGAGCCCGGCGCCTGCGTCTACTGCGACCGGGAGCGGGAGGCAGGAAACTCGTTCCACCCCTCGCACGACGCAAGCCCTCGGTGCGAGAGCGGCAAGCGACCCCACTGCTCGTGCAGCGCTTGTTTCTGAGGGACGACCCATGACCGAACAGGGCACCGCCGACTGGCACGCACAGCGCTGCGGAAAAGTCACGGCTTCGCGCATCAAGGACATCCTCGCCCGCACCAAGGGCGGCGGGGTCAGCGCCTCGCGCGAGAACTACAGGGCCGAGCTGGTGCTCGAGCGCCTGACGGGCGTGCAGCAGGAAGGCTTCCAGTCGGCCGAGATGCGCTGGGGTAAGGAGAAAGAGCCGGAGGCCGTCACCGCCTACGAGTTCAAGCGCAATCTCGACACCGCGAAAATCTCGTTCGTCGACCACCCGACGATCCCCATGTCTGGGGCATCGCCGGACCGGCTCGTCGGCGAAGACGGGTTGCTCGAGCTGAAATGCCCACTTCCGAAACAGCACCTCGCGTGGCTGCTCGGCGGCACTGTCCCGAGCGAGTACGTCAAGCAGATGACGTGGCAGATGGCGTGCACCGGGCGCCGATGGTGCGACTTCGCCAGCTACCACCCGCACTTCCCGGTGCCGATGCAGCTGTTCGTGGTGCGCCTGGAGCGCGACGCGGCCGAGATCGTGCGCATCGAGTCCGAAGTGCGCGGCTTCCTGGCCGAGGTCGACGAGCAGATTGCGGCGATCGCCGCACGGTTCCCGGCCGTCGTTCCCATGAGAGACGCGGCGGAGTGAGTTTCGCCCTGCGCGCCTGGTGGGCACCAAGACGCGCAGGGCGCAGCGAGGGACCGGGCGGGGCCAACAACCCCGTCCGGGACGCCTCTGGATCAGCAGTGCCTAGTCGGAGACGAGAAGATGTCAAAAGTGAACGGGCTGCTCGACGGGATGTCGCATCGCGATCTTCTCGACCTGAAGCAGCGCATCGACGCCGCGATCGTCGCGCGTCGGGAGCCCGACAAGGCCGAACTTCGCCAGAAAATCGAAGCGCTGGCGCAGCAGCACGGCCTGTCGGTGCGCGACCTCGTTGGCAAGCACCGGCCGCGCCAGCCGCGTCGGCCTGCCGCCGCAGCTTCGGCAGTCGTCTACCGCAACCCCAAGAACCCAGCGCAGACGTGGAGTGGTCGTGGTCGCCACCCAGGGTGGATCACTGCGGCGCTGGCCACAGGTATCCGCATTGACAGCCTTCTCGCCTGACGCGAGACCGACATGGAGACCCGCCCATGCACTACCCCATCACCCACGCGCACACGATCATCATCGGATCGGCCGTCAATCGGATCGACATCGAGTACCGGGCGACGATCGAGGCCGACCGCGAGGAGGAGCGCGGATGGCGGGTCGCCAACCTCGAGGTGCAGAACGAGGACTGGTCCTGGCATGACGTGCCGGCTGGCGAGCCCGTTGTCGACGAATTGATGCGGGTGATCGACGCCAACGGGCGCGAGATCGAAGAGCAGTTCCGCGCCAGCCTGACCGAAGCCGAGCGTCGTGGGTTCGATGCCAACATTGAGGCTGCGTGATGAACACCAACTCGGCCCGTGCGCTGGCCGCCACCCTCGTCTCGGACATGCCGGCTCACGAGCAAGACGACCATCTCGCCGTGCAGGACGCACCTCTGCCGGGTCGGGACGTCGTGTCAAGAAGCGAGGTGCGGGAGGCGCTCGAATACCTGCGCCGCAGCGCCCGACCGTATGGAAACGCTCGCGCCAAGGCGACCTTCGCGGCCAACGCACTGAAGGCGAAGGAGGCCGAGTTGTTCTTGTCGTCGACCGAAAAAACGGCTGACGGCAAGAAGGCCGCAGCGCGGGCGCATGACGAATGGCGGGAAGCCGCCAACGCGGAGGCGATGGCCGTCGGCGAGGTCGAGGAGATCAAGGCGCTGCGGGAAGCGGCCGAGCAGCGCTGCCGGCTGTACCAGACCCAGCAGGCCGACCACCGCGACATGAAGTGAGTGAGCGATTCAAAGCGTAGCAAGTAGGGAGAATGAGCACATGCAGACGTTGCGCGCGTACTTGCGGGACGGTCGCGTCGGACCTGGGGTGAGCCTGTCGATCCCCATACCGCCGGTGGGCAAGCCCATCCCGCAGATCGTACTGCGGGACGGGACGCCCTACCGCCATGCCGAGGTCACGAGCGACGGCGGCCTGCTCTACCTGCGCATGTGGACATCCGCCGTTCCGGCCGGGACGCACGTCTACACGGTTCCGAAGTCGAGCCCGGCCCGCGTTCTCACCGATCTAAGTGACCTGAGAAGGAAGCCCCGCTCATGAGCTACCTCGGCAAAACGCCGGCCCCTGGTTCGATGCTGAAGAAGGGCGGCCCGCGGGCGAAGCAGCAGAACTCGGACTGGCGCGAAGAGCGCGACGGCATGAGCGAGCAACACCTCGCGCTGATCCGCAAGCTCCCGTGCTGCGTTTGCCGGCGCACGCCGGCGGGCGAGGTTCACCACCTGAAAACGACCGGCGAGCGCGGGCTATCCGTTCGATCGAGCGACAAGTGGGGCGTGCCGCTTTGCCGGGCGGACCACGACGCCGTCGAGAACGTCGGCGCCCGCAACGAACTGCGCTGGTTCAAGGAGCGCGGCATCGAAGACGTGGTCTGGCTCGCCTCTGCATTGTGGAAAGCGACGGGCAACCTGCCGGCCATGGTCAAGATCGTTCTCACGCATCAGGACGCGAAGCGATGATGGACATCGGAAGCTGGATCGCACTCGGGTTCTTCCTCGTCGGCGGCGCCAGCATGGTGATCGGAGACCGGCGCCTGACGCAGGCCAAGCGGCTGTTCGATGCCGCGACAGAGGACCGGCGCGCCGTGACGCGGGCGTTCCACCTCGCGAAGGCGGGGTGCTGGGAAGAAGCACAGCAGATCCTCAGTGATGCCGAGGCGGCTGAGAGGGTAGCGCGGGAGGACGTGGCATGAAGAGATGGGACTGGAAAGCAGAGCTTCGCGCGGATGAGCGCGCGCGACTGGCCGTGCTCGACGAACTGCTGGCCGCGGCTGTGGCGAGCAAGCCAACCACGCCGCTGTCGAAGCTGGGCGCGCTGCTGATCGGCATCCGCGAACTGCGGAGCGAACGCCTCGTCCTGGCCAACCGAGGCGCTGGCCGGGCTCGCATGAAGGCCGGCTTGGCCAATCCAAACAGAAAGCGCCGGCGCCAACTGAACACCTCCGGCATCGCCCACCAGGGCTGACGGCTGAAGGGAGGCCGGAGCCAGCGCGTGATTGAGGGGCCGCATCTGGTTCCGGCCGGGGACGGGGCAAGATGCGACGGGACGCAGGGACATCGGGAGCACGAGGGGACATGATCGAGGACATCACCGCCTGCATCGACGACCGCTGGTGGTTCGCCATCGAGGTCGGCGTCGTCACCGTGGCGCTGATCGCGGCACTGCTCGTCATCCTGTGGCTCGACGTGCGGCTGCGCGAGGCCCGCGCCGACGCCGAGATGCTGGGCCGCATGGTCGACGCGGCCCAGCGCCAGCTCGCGGACGCGGCCCGGCAGATCACGGCGGCCGAACTGCACGCGATGCGGTCCGCGGCCGACGCCGCCACCGGGGAGCGCCGGTCATGACCACAAAATCGGCGATCGGGGCCATCGCCCAGCGCATCAAGCAGGCCGACCACACCGTCGCCGAGTTGACCGGCCGCGTCACCGTCCAGGCCCGCGAGATCCGCGCCCAGCGCCAGCAGATCGAGCGTTTGAAGGCGCTCCTGGTCCAGTCGGGAGTCCGCATCCCGCGCGACATCGCGGTGCCGCCCGCGACCGGCGGAGCCCCGGCCGGGAGGACCGCGCCATGAGCACCATCGCCAAGGCCGAGCCATTCGTTTGCGACATCCGCATCGGCGGTCGCGCGCTGTTCGTCTCCGTCGCGGTCGACGGCCGACCGTCTCTCGTCGTCGGCGAGTGCGAGGATGCCGGTCCCGCCGTCGTCGCCGACATCGGCGATCTCGTGCAAGCCATGGCGAGGCTCGCATGACGTCACACGCTCGTTTCAATGCTCGCATCGTCGGCCGGCCCAACGCCGACAGGCCGACATACGAAGATTTCTTGCGGGCCAAGATGGCGCTGGCGCCAAACATGGGCGTGCCGTGCGAGGACATCGATCTGTCGCCAGTTCTGTTGCCGCATCAGCGTGACATCGCGCAGTGGGCAATCCGCGGCGGTCGGCGAGCCATTTTCTGCTCGTTCGGTCTCGGCAAGACCATCATGCAACTCGAGGTGTTGCGCGTCACGCTGGCCAAGGTGGGGGGCGGACGCGGCATCATCATCTGCCCGCTCGGGGTGCGCCAGGAGTTCGTGCGCGACGCGCTTCATGTGCTGAAATGGCCGGTGCCGCCGAAGTTCATCAGGTCGGTCGCCGAGGCTGGCCCGACCGGCATCTACCTGACCAACTACGAGACGGTTCGCGACGGCAAGATCAACCCCAACGACTTCCAGGCCGTCAGCCTCGACGAGGCGAGCGTGCTGCGCTCGTTCGGCTCGCTGACCTATCAGACGTTCCTGCGCGCTTTCGACAAGGTACGCTATCGCTTCGTCGCCACCGCCACGCCATCGCCCAACCGCTTCAAGGAACTGATCCACTACGCCGGGTTTCTCGGCGTCATGGACACCGGGCAGGCGCTGGCACAGCCGCTGAGCGCACGAGTGCTCACGCCAGCCGGTTGGCGTGAAATGGGAGACATTGGCGTCGGCGACCTCGTGATCGCCAGAAACGGAGCACCTACGGCAGTGCTCGGAGTCTACCCTCAGGGTGTTAAGCCAATCTATGAGGTCACATTCAGCGATGGCGCTGCGGCGCGTTGCACTGGCGACCACCTGTGGCTCACGCGCACTCAGTACCAGCGCAACGCATGCAAGAAATTCGCAGTGCGTAACCCAGACGCCGGGACAAGCCAGTATTGGACCACGAAAACGACAGACGAGATCGCAGGCTCGCTTATCTGCGAAGCGACGGGATCAAAGAACCATGAAGTGCCTCTTGTGGCCTCTATCGAGTTAACAAGCCAGCCGGTTCCGGTTGATCCTTGGCTGCTTGGGTTCCTCATCGGCGACGGATGCCTCAGGAAAACGTCCGTCACATTCACGACCGCAGACCAGTGGATCGTTGATCGCGCCAGCCTAGTTGCCAGCGAATGCGGGATGCTCGTAGCCAAGAACGAGCATGTCAGGCTCGATGGGCAGCCAAACTACGATTACTTGATCTCAGGCGGGCCGGGAAACAAGGGTGGGCGCGGGCACTTCACGAACCCCATTCTAGCCGGCATCCGAGACCTCGGGCTTTCCGGCAAGCGCGCATGGGAAAAGCGAATTCCCGACGCCTATCTCTTCAATTCAAGAATCGTGCGGCTGGCCACGCTGCAAGGTTTGATGGATGCCGATGGCACGATATCGACGGATGAGCGCAACAGAACGACCCGACTGAACACGACGTCGCAAGGTTTGGCGGATGACGTCGTGTTCATCGCTCGCTCGCTCGGCGGCACGGCTTCAGTGCGCACCGCTCAAGGAAAGACGCCAAGCGGCGCATTCGGCAGAACCCAGTTCATCGTCACCCTTCGTTTGCCGAACGATACCAACCCATTCGCTCTGCCGCGAAAGCGCGACATGGTGCTGGCTCGGGCCAAGTATACGCCAAAGCGCTACGTGGTTGACGTCCGCCGCGTCGATGACGAAGCGGCGCAGTGCATCGCCGTGGCGGACGATGAACACCTGTACGTCACTGACGACTTGGTCGTGACGCACAACACCCGCTTCTTCCAGCGCGACAGCACCAAAAGCAACAACCTGACGCTCTACCCGCACAAGGAAGCCGAGTTCTGGCTGTGGCTGTCGTCGTGGGCGGCGTTTGTGCAGAAGCCGTCCGACCTCGGGCACTCCGATGTCGGCTATGACCTGCCGCCGATGTCGATCACATATCACGTCGTATCGGCCGACCACACGAAGCACGAGACTGATCGCGACGGCCAGTCGATGTTGTTTCGCGATCCGTCGATCTCGGCGGCATCGGCCGCGCGTGAAAAGCGCGAGACGCTGGAGCCACGCGTCGCCGCGATGCGCGCCATCCTCGATGCCGATCCAGCGTCGCACTACATCCTGTGGCACGACCTGGAGGCCGAGCGCGAGGCGATCGAGGCAGCCGTTCCGGGGTCCGTTTCGATCTACGGCAGCCAGGACATCGACGTGCGCGAGCAGGCGATCATCGATTTTTCCGATGGCCGTTTCCAGTACCTCGCGGCCAAGCCTGTCATCGCCGGCTCGGGCTGTAATTTCCAGCGCCATTGTCACAAGGCGATCTTTCTCGGCGTCGGCTTCAAGTTCAACGATTTCATCCAGGCCGTTCACCGCATCCAGCGGTTCCAACAGAAGCACCCGGTCGAGATTCACATCATCCACGCCGATACCGAGGCCCCGGTAGTCAAGGCACTGCAAGAGAAGTGGGCCAATCACAACAAGATGGTGGGCACGATGTCGGAACTGATCCGCAAAAATGGGCTGTCGGCACTCGACATGTCGAGCCTGCTGACCCGCGCCATGGGTGTCGAGCGGGTCGAGGCACATGGCAACGCCTGGACTGCGGTAAACAACGATTGCGTCGCCGAGACCAGCCGCATGCCGGACAACTCGGTCGATCTGATCGTGACCTCGATCCCCTTCAGCAATCACTACGAGTACACCGAGCTTTACAACGATTTCGGGCACACCGACAGCGACGCGCATTTCTTCGCCCAGCTCGACTACCTGACGCCGCAACTGTTGCGGGTGTTGAAACCGGGCCGCGTCGCCGCGATTCACGTCAAGGATCGCATCCTGTTCGGCTCCGTGACCGGCACCGGCATGCCGACCGTCAACCCGTTCCACGCCAACTGCATCACCCACTACATGGCGCACGGCTTCGCCTACATGGGGATGATCACCATCGTCACCGATGTCGTGCGCGAGAACAACCAGACCTACCGGCTCGGCTGGTCCGAGCAGTGCAAGGACGGCACCAAGATGGGTGTCGGTTCGCCCGAGTACGTGCTGCTGTTCCGCAAGCTCCCGAGCGACCTCAGCCGCGCCTATGCCGACAAGCCCGTCAAGAAGAACAAGTCCGAATACACCCGCGCGCGATGGCAGGTCGACGCGCATGCGTTCTGGCGATCGAGCGGTGAGCGCGTTCTGACCGCCGAAGAACTGGCCGCGCTACCTCCAGACGTGCTCGCCACCGTGTTCACCAAGCACAGCCTCGGCACCGTCTACGACTACGAGACGCATATCCGCATTGGAGAGGAACTGGAGGCGCGGGGCGCGCTGCCGGCCACCTTCATGTCGCTGGCTCCGGGATCGGCTCACCCAGACGTGTGGCATGATGTCAACCGCATGGTGACGCTCAACGGCGAGCAGGCGCGGCGCCGGTTGGAAATGCACGTCTGCCCACTGCAGTTCGATATCGTCGACCGCCTCATCACGCGGTTTTCGGCCGAAGGCGAAACCGTGCTCGACCCGTTCGGCGGTTTGATGACGGTGCCCTACCGGGCGATCGGCCTCAAGCGGCGCGGGATCGGCATCGAACTCAACCCGACATCGTTCATCGACGGCGTATCGCATTGCACGCGGCGCGAGCGCGAGTTGTCGGCGCCATCGCTGTTCGACCTGATGGGCGCAGCACCATGACGGCCCCCGCACCCCCGATGCCGCTCGACGCCCAGCTCGCCAAGCTCGGCCGCATCCTCGACGACCGCGTCAAGCTCTACCGGCTGACGGCCAGGAAGCAGCCGGCGCGGCTCGAGGAGATGGCGGCCAAGCACCGCGAGTGCGAGTCGATCCGAGCCACGTTCGCCTGGTTCGTCGCCAACGCCGGCTGGATCAAGCCAGAGGCGCAGAAGCGCCGCGCCCACGCCGAAGCGCTCGCCGAGATCGAAAAGCACCCGGCCGTCGCCGCGCTGCGCGAGACGTTTCCAGACGCCGACGTCGCCGTGCGCGACCTGCCGACCCTCACCGACGCCATCGCAACGGAGGACGTGGAATGACCAGCATCGTCTGGAGCGCCGTGCTCCTCGAAGCCGACGCGCCCTGCGTGACGCGCCGCACGACGCAGATCCTGTCCGTCTTTTCGCCGGAGCCGCAGGATGCCGCCGCAACGGTGCTCAAGTGGTGGCTCGAAGAGGACAACGTCGACATCCTCGGAACCAATTGGGACTCGGAAGCCGGCGATGCGACGTTGCTGAACGGGCATGTCGTGATCCACGATCCGGCCGAGTTGGCGGGTGTCTACGAAGTGGAGGTCGAGCGCGTCATTCAGGCGCGCGGCTACGAGGCGGACGAGCACCACGCCAAGGAGATCGCCGACCTCGTATCGAGAGCGCAGGAGGCCGCCACCCCATGACCAGCATCGAATGGACCCGCAACGCCGACGGCAGCCAGGGCAAAAGCTGGAACCCGGTCGTCGGCTGCTCGCTGGCCTCGCCCGGATGCACTAACTGCTACGCCATGAAGATGGCCGCGCGCATCGATGCCATCGACGAGGCAGCCTACCGCAAGCGCGTCGAGGCGGCCGTCGCTGTCGCCGAAGACCGCGACGCCGAGGAGCGTATCCGCGCGACGCTCAACAACGAGCGGGTGATATCGCACTACGCCGGACTGACGACGCCGTCCAAGGCCGGGCCGGTCTACAACGGCAAGGTCGCTCTCGCGCCCGAGCGCACGCTCACAGAACCGCTGCGCCGCAAGAAGCCGACGACGTGGTTCGTCAATTCGATGGGCGACCTGTTCCACGAAGCGGTTCCAGATTCCTGGATCGACCGCGTGTTCGCCGTCATGGCGCTCTGCCCACAGCACACGTTCATCGTGCTCACGAAGCGGAGCGACCGGATGCGGGCTCACTTCCACCGCGCGACAACGCCGCATTTCGAGCCGTGCGAGGACGGTCTCGACGACGAGACCGCCCCGACCGAGTGGGCAATTCTTTGTGAAATGGTGAAGCTTGCGTCTGACAAGGGCATCACGTTCAGCCCGCCAATCCTTCCTCTTCACAACGTGTGGCTCGGAGTTTCCGCCGAGCGTCAACTTGAAGCGAACGAGCGCATACCAGACCTCCTTGCAACGCCGGCCACGCTTCGTCTTGTCTCGGCTGAGCCTCTGTTGGGGGCAATCAACTTCGACGAGGCGTCGAAGGGGTGTCTCGGCGCGCGGCCGATGCAAGAAACGTGGGAGACGACAGGATTAGGCTGGATCATCGTCGGCGGTGAGTCCGGTTCCGGCGCCCGCCCGATGCATCCCGATTGGGCGCGCGAGATCCGCGACCAGTGCGCGGCGGCAGGCGTCCCGTTCTTCTTCAAGCAATGGGGCAACTGGGCGCCGGAACTCGACCGCGACAAAGACGACCAAGACTGTCGCGCCAACTACAGGCGGTACGAACGAAACGGCTTCCGCATCCTGAACCTTGCCGGCGGCTGCGGCTTCCATGGCGACCGCGTGCACGTCATGCGGCCGTCATCGAAGTCGTCGGCTGGCCGCCTCCTCGACGGCCGCACCCACGACGCCATGCCCGCCCAGCGCCAGACGGAGACCGTGTGATGGACCGCTATCTCGCCATCGCTCACCGCGTCATTCCTGCTGCCGGTTCCGAATGGCCGCTGACCGAGTTCGGCCGCGTCATCGCCACCGAGCACGCCGCCAATGTGATCCGAGCCGAATTCGAGATCATGCTCGCCGAGATCAGGGCAGAGCGTGACGAGGCCGATCGTGCGGCGGGCGAGGCGCTGCGCAAGCTCGACCGTGCCGAGGAGTTGGATCGCGCTCGAAGCGCGTGGTTCGACAAAGCCAAGCGAGATGCCGGCGCGCATCACAACACCTCGTTCGATTTCGTGTGGGCGGCGGCGCTCGCCGCGCTCAAGGCGCAGAAGGAGACCGTGGCATGACCATCGCCAGCCCCAAAATACATCCGCACGCCCAAGCGATAATTGATCGTCTTGTATCTCATGCGTGGAAGCGCGACGGGGCGAATAGAGCCATCGTCGAGAGAGCTATCTCGGCGCATCTTCGCGAGCTTGGATTACCACCGCAGCCGTTCAGGTGGTTTGCGACAGCGAAAGAGGGATACCAGGCCGCCTGGAGCGCCGCCGAGAGCGCCGCCTGGAGCGCCGCCAGGAGCGCCGCCTGGAGCGCCGCCGAGAGCGCCGCCGAGAGCGCCGCCAGGAGCGCCGCCAGGAGCGCCGCCTGGAGCGCCGCCAGGAGCGCCGCCAGGAGCGCCGCCAGGAGCGCCGCCGAGAGCGCCGCCAGGAGCGCCGCCAGGAGCGCCGCCAGGAGCGCCGCCGAGAGCGCCGCCAGGAGCGCCGCCAGGAGCGCCGCCAGGAGCGCCGCCGAGGCTAACGCCCTCGGCGCCTTCGATCACCCCGCGCAAGCCAAGCTGGCGGCTATCTGGCTGCCCATGATCGACGCCTTCAACGCTGGCCTTTGGCTCTACTGGATCACTCCGACTGACATTATCTGCGTCGAGCAGCCGTCGCTCCATATCAGTGACAACCGGCTTCACCGCGAGGATGGTCCCGCAGTCGAGTGGCCGGCCGGAGAGGCTTACTATTTCTGGCGCGGCACGCAGGTGCCGTCCGAGTGGATCACCAACCGCGCGTCGCTCGACGCGAAGACAGCGCTCACATGGTCGAACATCGAGCAGCGTCGAGCGGCATGCGAAATGCTCGGATGGCATCGCGTGCTGTCCGAATTGAAGGCGAAGACCATCGACAAGCATCCAGACCCTCAGATCGGCGAACTGGTCGAGGTGAAGTTGCCGGATGCTGGAAAGGAACGGTTTCTCCGAGTTCAGTGCGGGACCATGCGGGAATTCGCGCTTCCGGTCCCACCAACCGTCAAGACGGCGATCGAGGCTCAGGCGTGGACCTGGGGCATCGACGCCAATGAATTCACAACCCCAGAGGTAAGAACATGAAGACTTTCGACACGATCTGCGCTCAGGGCGACGTGCTGTTCCGCAAGGTGGACGCGCTGCCGGCTGGTGTGGCTGCCGTCGCCGCAACGAATGGCCGCGTCGTGGTCACTCACAGTGAGACCGGCCACGACCACGTCATGGTGCTCGACCGCAACCGCAGCAAGACGCCAAGCGTCGAGATGTTCGGCGGCGACAACCCGCTCGTGGCGTGGATCAAGGTGAACAGACCGACAGCCCTCGAGCATCTGCGCCAACACGACACGCACGAGCCGATCATGTTCGGTGCTGGCATCTACGAGGTGCGTCGCCAGCGCGAGTACACGCCAGAGGGATGGCGTCAGGTGCAGGACTGATGCCCACGGATCACCGTTCGCGAACTGCACGACCGCGTCCGTGATCTCGCCGACACCCTGGTGTCGGCATTGACCCACACCAGCACGGAGTCCGTGTGATGCCGCAGATAACGCCGCACCTTGTCGTCGAAACCGTGCAGAGCATGGGCGCGGGCGACCCATACTGGCGCACGGCCAAGGCGCTCCCTGGCGTTCTGGCGCTGCTCAATCAGGCGGTGCTGTTCCGGTTCGGCGCCATGCACCCGAGCCAGGAACACAAAGACTTCGCTCTCGATCTCAACGAGCGAGCCCTGTTCTCGCTGCCGTTCCCCGTCACTGCATTCTCGTTTGAAGGGGCTCCGCATCAAAGCCAGCACATCAAGGGGACGCGCGCGGCCGGGGCCATGATGGTGGTCCACCAGGACGAGAAGAGGGCGCTGTCCGCCATCATGTGCGCCGAGGCGCGAGATCCGGACGGTGGCTTCGTCGGCGCAATCCCCATCGGCATCATTATGCGCGCGAAGCTCGCCAACGCGAAAGACGGAAGCGTCGATGTCAGCGAAGAGACCTACCCCCTCATGTCGGACCGCATCATGGCCATGATGTACGGAGATGCCGGCGAGCGTGGCTACGGCCTGATGCGCCAGCGGTTGTGCTCAAACCTCGTCGGCTGCCTCGGCATGGCGGTCATGCTGATGTCGAAGGGCGTCGAGACGGAGCTTGAGCCTGCCCCATCTCGCCTAAATGCTGCGCGTGAGAAGAAGGGCAAGCCGAGGATCAACAGCAGCTACACCGTTCGGGTTTCGGTCGGTGACATGCGCACTATTGCCTTGGAAGGGGGTGACGAGTCGATCTCTGGCCACACGCGGGGCGCCCCACGTCTGCACTGGCGGCGAGGCCACTTCCGGACGCTGTGGCGCGGCAGCGAAAACGAGCGCGTTGTCCCTGTCGCGCCGTCTCTTGTTGGGGCCAACGACAGCGCCGCCCCCATCCGCGCAAAGGCCTACGAGGTGCGTCGATGACACGCCTCGTCGGAGTCCTTGCTCTACTTGCCGCCACCCCCTGCCTTGGGCAGTCCCTGAACCAGGAGGTGACGCAGGAAACCCTGGCCGACACCGTCTGCTCTCCAGGGTATGCCAACGCCATGCGCCCGTCCTTCTGGGAGAGCCAGAAAACCAAGCTCCGGATGCTCACAGCGGCCGGGGAGACGTGGGCCGCAGCCCCGGTCTACCGGCTCGACCACGTCGTCCCGATCTGCCTCGGCGGGCACCCGAGCGCCTCCGACAATCTGCAACTCCAACGCTGGACCGATGCTCAGTTGAAGGACCGGATCGAGGCGAAGCTGTGCTGCCTCGTCTGCACCGGGCAGGTGACCTTGCAGACCGCCCAGGGCGCGATCATGACGGACTGGCGCGCCGCCTACCACACCTACGCGACGACGAAATGCAGGAGGGCGAAGTGAGCACAGACGTCGAAACCCCGCTCTCGGCCGATGAGGTCGCCGCCCTGCTCCGCTGCTCGGTGCGCACCTTGCACCGCGTCCCGATCTCGGTGCTGCCCTACCGCAAACCGGGGCGAAAACGCCTCTACCTCCCCAGCACCGTGCGCGAGTACCTTGCTGGCAAAGACCTCCAGCCCAAGCCGAAGATCGAGACCCCGCGATGTGGATCACCAAACCGAAAGGCAAGCCGCACTGCCAAGTCCGCTTCGACCACCCCGACGGATCAGGGCGGGTCGTTTGCCGCTCGACAGGCTGCGAGGGACGCCGCGCGGCGCTCGAAGCCGGCCGGCAGATCGTCGACGCTTTCATTGCCGCCTGGAAACGGGAGCAGGGCGGCGGAGACGTGACGGCACAGCACGTCATATCCGAGTATTGGGACACCGAGCTGTCGAAGCGGAAGTGGGCGGCGAGCGCGTTCGTGCACCTCGACCGGATCAGTAAGTTCCTCGGAGATCGCCGCTACTGCGACGTGACCATCTCCGACGTCGCCGCGTTCGTCGACGCCATGGCCAAGGAGTCCGGCATCTCCGATTCGACCATCAACCGGGCGCTCGCCGTCTGGCACCGCATGCACAACGTCGCCGGCGAGACGCGCGAGTATCCCGTGCAGCGCATCGCCTGGTCGAAACTGTTTCGGGACGAACCGGAAGGGCGTGACCGTGCCATATCGAGCGAGGAAATCCGCAAACTGCTGCGGGCGGCACCGCCCCACATGCAGGAGATCATCGCCTTCGCCCTGGCCACCGGCGCCCGCAGATCCCAGATCCTCACCTTGACGTGGGAGCGCGTCGACATCGACGCCGGCACCGCCACGATCTTCCGGAAGCACCGCAAGAAAAACGCGCCGCACCGGATCGAGCTCAACGACACCGCCCTGGCCGCCGTGCGACGCCGGGAGGCCCACGCGCTCACGACCGGGCCGATCGATCCCGCAGCCCTGGTGTTCGACACCACCAATTTCCAGCACCTGTGGGAGCGCGCCGTCGAGGCGGCCGGGCTGGAGGACTTCCGCTTCCACGACCTGCGCCACACGTTCGCGACCGCAGCGGCCCGACACACGGCTTTGACGATCGTCGCCAAGCAGCTCGGCCACTCGACAACCCGCATGACCGAGCGCTACGCCCACGTCCAGCAGGGAGACGTCCGTGACGCCGTGCGGAGGCTGCCGAAGATCGATCTCGATGGAGGAGACCGATGAGCATTGAACACCTTTTCTAATGACAAAGGCCCCGCTGGGCGAGCACGTCCAGCACCTGGCCGGCATCATCGCCACCGCCGCCGGCCACGAGCGCTTCGTTTCGGCTGTATAGGCAAGCCTAAAAGCGGTCTTCCGGGGAAGGGACGGCTTGGGGGCATCCAGGCTCGATGGCCGGAAGACGTGTCCTCTTCGGTGTCCATGTGGCGCGGCTGGCCGGATCAGATTTTCGCAACAAGCTGAAACCTAACGGGTTTTGCTGGCGCTCCCTACGGGAGTCGAACCCGTCTTTTCAGATTGAAAATCTTGTCGCACAGCATGCGCATGGTGGCGAAAAACTCAGTAGTTCCAACGAGACGATGCTGAAGTGCTGCGGATCGCGTCGGGCAAACTGGCCGTGAACAGGCGCGAAACGGACAAGAAACAGCGTGGCGGCGACGTGTCCGTTTCAGTGTCTCAACAGAACTCGCGACCCGCTACGTGTTGAACAGCGGGATCGCCGCCGGCTTCTGTTCAGGCTTCGCCTTCTCGACCTTCGGCTTTGGCGGCAACATCCACTTCGCCGGCACAGCAAGCGATCCAGACCGCTGCCACTCGAAAAAGCCGAGCTGGCCCTTGCACGGTATCGGCTCGCACGGAACCGGATCGCGCAGCACGAGACACACGCGGCCGAACGCCCATGGGCTCAGCTTCCGTCCGGTGTCGAGGTTGCAGACCACAGCGTCGATCACATCGACGCTGCCGATGATAGCGCCGCGCGCCAGCACGGCGGCTTCCGGGCAGGCATGAGCCTTTCCAGCTAGGCTCTCGATCGTCTCGGCGGTGTCCTCGTACTCGTCGCGCGTCATGCCGCTCGACGCATGAATTGCGATGCGGCCTCGAAAGCTCGGCAGCGCCTTCCAGTCGCGGTTCTCGATGTCCTTGCCTGCATGGATGATCGCCCACGCCCACGGCTGGCGCACAGACAATGCGAGCTTCGGCAGATCGACCACGGCGCGGACCCTCCTTCATGTTCTCGGTTTCGTTATCCCTGGCGTCAGCACTTCGTGCGCGTGCAGCCATGCCTTGGTCCAGCGGTCCAGCTTCTCGCGCCACTCTGGCGTGTCGACGTCATCCTCTCCGCACACTTGCAGCAGGTTCAGGATGATGTGGTTGGCGAGCGGCAGCACAATCCCGGGCGTTTCTTCCAGCTCAAGATTTCTAACTTCCAACGGCTTCATGACCGCTCCTTAAGTGGTTGCTTCCATGCAGCTCCGAATAAACTCGGCTGCGACTTGGGGCACGATGGCGTTACCGAAGGCGCGGCGGATATCCACGCTGGCGGGTATCCCATAAGCCACGCGAGCCACATCGGGCTCGGATACCCACCAAGAGCAGTTGGCAGGTTGATCCCGGTCGAACTGCGCCCCAGTTTTGCATAGTCTGGTCCTCCGTCCGACGCCCTCGGCGTTGGCCAGAAACCACAGCCGGGGGCGATCTTGCGGGGCGCCGACGCATGCAGCCGGCAAATCCGCCGCTGCGCAGGCGTAACCGATGCTTTCCATGTCAGAGAATACACCGTCGAGCCAAACCCACGCGCCCGCAACCTGCTCTCCAAGGACCGTTGCAGGACGACACTCGCGAATGAGACGGAACCATGCTGGCCATTTGTGGCGATGGTCGACGGCGCCGGAGCGTCGGCCGGCTTTCGACCACGGCTGACACGGGCACGAACCTGTCCACACGGGCTCGGCGTCTGGCCATCCGGCCATTCGTAGCGCAAGCGACCATCCGCCGGCGCCGGCGAACCAATGACATTGCGTGTATCCACGGACGTCTCCAGGGCTCACGTCATCAATGCTTCTGAAATCGACATCGCCGTCAGCTATGACGCCGGCGGCTATCAGGTTGCGAAGCCACTGCGCCGCGAACAGGTTGTTCTCGTTGTAGTAGGCGCGCGGCAACGGACCCTCCTAGGTATTTTCATGCGGCTCGGCAGCGTGACGAAGCCGAGCCCTGATTGCAGTAGCGCCGCCACGGCGCAGTCGCCTGCCGCAAGCAACGCCGTTCCCGTTCCAGGCCACTCGCCGCGCGACCCATCCGGGCGCTCGAACTTGATCTTCGGCGACACCCACTGAATTGCATCGGCGCGCGGCGCGAACTCTTGAAACCACGGCGCCGACGTGCGATCCGGAACGAGCGCGATGCCGTTGCCGTGCGCGAAGAACTTCGCCAGCCACTCGCGCTTGTGGCGCTGGTGCCCGAACGGCGGGTTCATCCACACGAAGCCGTGCCACGGCTCGACGAGCCCATTGAGCGACAGCCACGCACGCGCCGGCACATGGCGCGGACCCTCGGGCGGGCACGCCACATCGAGATCGAACGTCACGCCGAGCGCATCGAAGATGTAACGCGGCGTGTACCATTCGTCCGTCTCTCCTGCGGCCTCATAGGCTGCCACGGTTCCGCTCCTTAGATACCGATTGCCATCGACAGCGTGTCGCGCATGGCCCATGCGATGCAGCACGGGCAGCCGTCCTGATACGGCTTGCAGCGCTCCCCGTAGTGCTTGACGATGAAGCGGTCGAGCGCAGCGAATACTTCGCGCTTTTCGGCTTCTGCCTTCGCGTCATCGAGAGAAGCGGGTTGTCCGACCATGTGCGTCACGATTCGCTCCTAAGATGCGTGTCTGTTGTCCGTGCGTCCAGTGGTGGACCGAGATGCCAGTCAAGCGACCGAACCCCACCATTATCGGATAAGCTGAGTTGACTGCGAAGGACACCGCCAACCAGTTCGAAAGCGTCGCAAGAGTGGCAGTGGACGAAAGAATTTCATCGAACATGCAGCTATCGATAAGAGGCGCCAGGATTATAGGTCTGCCTCGTAGCAGATACGTACTCAGCTAGCAAACCAAAATACGACTTAAGTCGCTCCGATATTTTCTTATCGCCAAAATTTGCTACAGCCGTTAGAGCGCTGATGTCCTTTTTATTCAGAGCGTCCGCACCCGTCTCAAGACGAAACGCAGTCCCATCCGACAGCATAAAGTGAGGAACACTTGGAGGCAGCGGGGAGTCCGGAATAAAAATCTCTACAGCGCCGTTACGGTTTTCGTCCTCGATAATAGACGCAAGGAAATCGTTATCGCGACCGCGATCAATTGCTCCGCCCTGAACCACAATCTGCAGGCACGAAGTCGGGTCAGAAAGGAACCGCCGAGCGTTTGCGAGAACGTCATCGTATCCGTAAATGTCAACCCCATCCGGATTTCTTACCGTGAGCTTGCCGGTAACGATGCAAACGTCCGTCCTCGCGACCTCAAAGAGCTTTGAAATAAGGATACGGGCATGAAGCGCGGAGCCGTTCGCGATGTCATAGTTGAGGCGCTGTTCTGCGCACCTGTTGACAAGTTCGCGATAAACCTCAAGATTTAACAGGTAAGACATGTTGAACTCCGCCGCTCGAATCGAGATGATGCCCCGACACACTTCGCGGCGCAAGTAAAGTAGTTACGAGCGGCTCGCCGTCAAGCACAATCCGTCATTCGCGCGAATATTTTCGGGCCGTCATCAGCCGGCGGATTATTGCCGACACCCCTTAAAGGTTCGCTAATGGTGTGTGCCAGCCCTCCTATTGTGTTGCGCTTGCTTGCTCTTCATCACACGCCGCAACGAACAGCGTCATCGGGTCTATTTCCAGGACCTCGCACACGGCGAGCATCGCCTCTGCACTCACCGGGCGCTCGTTGGTCAGTCGGTTGATCGTGTTGTGATCAACACCAGTTAAGCGCTCGAAGTCGCGCGAGCTTGCGCCTGCGTCTTGCATCGCTGTGCGCAGACGCCATGCCAGCCGGCCCCACCTTATCGACGGCTTCCCAGCCATGCCCGCTCCTTCATGCTTTCTTTATTGCTACTTCGGCTCGCCGCAAATCTCCGACCTGAATGATGGCTCCAGCCTTAGACAGTACAACGTGCGCCGGACGCTCGTCAGGGAAGCTGCCAGCCATAGTGGCGAACGGCTCAAGCAGCGCCTCAAGCTCGGTGATCCGCTCGCGAAGGGCCGCAATGGTGCTCTCCATGGCTTCAACGCGAGGCTTCTCGACGCACCGCTGGTAGTCGCTGAGCATGCTCACGGGATCGGCCCGAGCATGCCGAACTATGTCAGCCACCGCATTGTGATGACCGGCGACGAAGGTGTCCTGGCGCACATCCGCGAGCGCCATTTCGCACCGATCAAGAATGCCAAGGGCGAGGACACCGACTTCTGCTTCGACTTCGACACGGTTATCCCGATGCCACAGGAGTTGAAGGACATCCCGCGCGACGGCGTCGGCCGCATCGACGAGTACCTAGGCGAACTCGCGACGATGAAGCCATACCCCACGCACGACTACCAGCGCGGCGTGCGCATCGACCGCAAGGAGCAGATGTATCCGCTGGCGGTGATGTGCGGCGATTTTGCGCGATTGCATCCGCCTGCGGCAGCGGCTCTCAGCTACGACGACTTGCTTGCGATCATGTCCAAGGCGCCGCCGTATCGCGTACAGCATGAACCGCGCGTGGACATGAATTACGGCGAGTTGGCGAAGCTGATCGGCAAGGCCATCGACGCCTGCGGCTACGGCGACACGCTCGAATTCTGCACCAAGGAGTGGGGCACCAAGTGGGGCTCGTTCCGGTGCGGCTTCGACGTGACCGGCGAAGGAACGATGGAATTCCACTTCGAGACGGCTTGGTCACCGCCGCGCCCGATCTTCCGTAAGTTCGCGGCCATGTACCCGCATGTGCAGTTTCACGGCATGGCCTTCGACGAGGGGTGGAACTTCCAGGCCAACATCGTTGGCTTCAACGGCTTCGCCGCGACCGAGAATGTGAAGGCGACCAAGTAAGGCTATCGCTATGTCTACGGCAAGGACTACGTCGAAGACGACGAAGAAGCGGCATAAACCCTAGTCACAGGAAACCCCACCATGTGCCGATCATCGACAGCATCTCCGGCACGACACTCGACGATCTCGATGGCGCCGCGCGAGACGTGCACCATAGCCTCATCCAGCTATCGCAGCCGCCGACGCGAATAGCGCGTCGATCTGCTCGGCGCTGAGCCCAAGCGCGGCCCCGAGCTGCGCGATCATCTCGCTGTCCCGGCGCCACTCGACGGCCCAATCCCAGGCGAGACGGATATCGCTGTCGGCCTGAGCGGCGGCGACGATGGCCTCGACCTGCGCCAGCAGTCCGGCGTCTCGCAGCGCGCGGCGGGCCTGATAGGGGGTCACCCGGACTGCGCTCGGCTGCTGTGCCGCGATCTGCGCCTCCAGCTCCGCCACGCGAGCTACGGCCTGATGCGCCGCCGTCACCGCTGCCGTGATCTGCTCGTCGGTAGCATCCTCGGGCAATCCTAGCGCCGTCCTGACGCTGGTGCGGATGGTGCGGGCCGCGTCCCGCTCGGCGGTCAGCGTGGCGATCTGCGCCAGCAGCGCTGCATGTGCCGGAAGCTCGGCCGTGATGTCCGACACGGCTACGGGGCGCGTCGGAGCCGGGATGACCAGCGTCGGTTTGCCGGTCGCGTCGACCCGCATGACCTCGCTCGCCTCGACGTGCGCGCCGAGGATAGCTCCCGATCCGCCGTGATCGTAGCCGATTACAAGTCGCTCAGTAATGATGTCGCCAATAGAAGCCATGTGTCGTGATCCTCTTGTCAGCCGAATCAGCCGAAGTGCCAAGTGCCGCCGCGTGAATGGACGGGAGCGAGATTGGAGCCGCCGCCGGCCGCCGCCTGCCCGATTAGCGCCGATGAGTAGGCCGCTGGGGCGTCGACGATGGCGTGCCACTGATTGTCGCCGCGCGCGGCACTCGGCAGGGTCGCAAACGTCACTGCGCGCGTGCCGATCGAGTCGTTGCTCTCGACGCCCCAGCGCGGGTCTGTAAGCCGGATGCCGACGTTGCCTGCAGTGCTGATCACCATGCGGGGCGCTCCTGCAGCGTGCACGGGGTCCCAAATAAAGAACTCTCCAGTATTCCCCGCTGACCATCCGGAACCGATCTCCCACTGGTTAGGAGTCGAGGCGTAATCTTTGAAGCGCAGCCCCGGGCTGTTCGACGTTGTTTCAATTAGGATACCTGGGTCAGCGCCGGTCTTTATGTGCAGTGGCGCCCCAGGCCCCGTCGTTCCAATCCCTTCGAACCCGGTCACCGGGTCATAATAATGATTGGTCGCGACGAGCTCGGCGCCGTCCCAATAGAGCAGGCGGTTTGTCGGCAATGCGGCGGCATTGGTCAGTGACGCGACGCCGGCACTATCGATGGCGAGACCCACGCCCTGCTTGACGCCGCCGAGCACGGTGGCGGTCGCGACGGGCAGCGAGTAGGCAGGCGGGATCGTGGGTTTGTCGGCGAGGTCTGTGTAGCTGTTGGAGTGCGCAACCGCGCTGAGCTGGAGCGCCGTGCGCGCCGCTGCGGGATCAGGGAGGTCGGAGAGGTTAGCCGATTTGCTGAGCTTGCCGGCGAGTGTCGTCGTCAGCGCCGCGACGACGCTCTCGTCATCCAGGAGCCGGGTGCCGATCTCGACGAGCGTATCGAGCGCGGCAGACGGCACGCCGCCCATCAGCTCGGCTTTGAGCGCGGAGATTGCCGCTGCCAGCGCCGCCATGTTGGCGATCTGCTGCGTGGTCACGCCGGGAGCAGCGGTCGGAGCCGTCGGCGTGCCGGTCAGTACGGGGCTGGCGAGATAGCGCGCATCGCCGCGCGACGCCGTGAGGTACTGCCCGTGCGGGTCGGCGGCTGAGACATGAGCAGCATCGGCATTGGCGCGGGCCTCGGCCTCGCTCGCCAGAGCGGTATTGACAGCCGCCATGTCGGCCGGCGTGCCCGGCACACCCTGTTGTCCCTGGATGCCCTGGATGCCGGGGATACCCTGGAGGCCCGGCGGCCCGCGCTCGCCCGTATCACCCTTGGGGCCTTGGTCGCCCGTGTCCCCCTTGGCTCCGGTGTAGCCGCGCGGACCCTGCACCACGCCGACCACCGTCGACCGTCCGCCCTGGCGGATCTCGATGGTGATATCGCCGGCTGCGACGGTGGTGCCGCTCGCAGGCAGGTCGCCCATAGCCGGCGTCGACGGCACGGCGGAGCCCTGCACCACGCCGCGCTCGACGGACAGCCGACCCTCGCACCACACGTCGGTGGTGCCGTCACGGCGCATTTGCAGATCCCAGGTATAGACCCCTGGCTGCCAGCCGAGCATGGCGGCCGCCGGCACACGTAGCCGGATCTCCCCCTCGGCCGGTGTCATGTCGAGACCGGAGCCGATCTCATACTGCACGCTCATGCGGCCGTAATCTCGCACACCCAGCACTGGGACATAGCCGGTCAGATCGAGCGGAGCGCCGCCCTGGGTGACGATCAGGTCAATCGCCAGATCGGCATTGGTGCGGGCGTAGAGTGTCGTGACGGCGGGGCGGGCGTGGTAGGTCATGGGGATTATCCCTGGGAAAGCAAGATGGACCCCCGCGCCCGGCGGGGGGAAACCGGGCGCGGGGGCATGGGCATGCCGGCGGGAAGCCGGCATGCGACGATCAGCAGGAGCCCGTGGGGAGCGGGCGCGCGGGGCAGCGCTGGTGCTGATCGTGTCTCGTGTTTTGCGGCTTTTTGGCCGCGAGTTTCATGGGGTTCTTCGGGCGATCAAGGGGGCGGCGGACTCTGCGAAACGCGACGCGGACGACAACGACGCGGTGGGCGGCGCCGCCGTCTCGAGCGGCTGGCGGGCGCGGCCGACCACACTGACGGCGGCGAGCAGCGCGAAACAGGCGAGCGCCAGCCGGGGTCCACGGTGCAGCCCGACGCGGCGCACGAGGCCCGCCAGCCGCATCACGGCGCAGCGCCGCCGCCTTGCAGGATCGCGGTCAGCTTTTGCATCTTGTCGGTCCCGATCAGCCCGAAGGTGTGCGCGACCGCCAGCGACGCCGTCGCCAGCCACAGCAGGCCGGTCCCTAGCTCCTTCAACGCCTTGAGGCGGTCTTCCAGGCTTGGCTTGTCCGGCTTTGGCCTGTGCGGGTGATCCTCGGCTTGCTCCGACCGCTCCTTGAGGCGGGCCACCTCTTCCCTGAGATCCGCCAGAGTCTCCTCGTGGTGGTCCCGGTGGTCCGAGAGACGCTCGATCCACCCCTCCATGTGGTCTACTTTGGCAGAGAGGTGGGCCAGCATCGCCGCCACGTGCCGCCCCCAGCCATTCGCCTCCGGCGGCGGGGGCGGCATACCCGACCCGGAGGGGGGCCAGTGCGGCTGTCCATACATCAGGTTGATCCCTGAGCATCGTTTCGCCTCGACGGAGCTTTGGGCTATGGTTGGTGTGGGCTGGCCCTCCCGCCGTCGTGCGGGATGGCGGTCAAGTCGGGACGGCGGCGTTTCCAGCGCCTCGCCCCGGCGCCCGGTCAAAACTTGGAGAGCACACGTTCGCGGGCGACCAGCGCGCGGTGGCGGTCGCGGCAGTCCGCGAATTGAGACCGCGTGGCTCCATAGTGCTTTTGGCGGACGTTGGGATCGCCGTCCCCTGGCGGGATCGGTTCAAGGTTCCCGCAGTCCTGCAGCGCCCACGCAGGGGCGGCGGCAAGTTTGCTCGCGTCGACGGGCGGGTCGCTGGCGCATGCTGTCATGACCGAAGCGGTAAGACAGGCAGCCAGCATGGCAGCTTTGCTCATGGCGCGCCTCCGACGCGGTTCAGGCGCTCGCGCACGCTGGCGCGCACGTCGCACTGCCGCGTGATCTCTGGTGCCACAACCACGACATCGTGCGTGACCTCGGTCACCACACGCACACGTTCGGGCACGTCCCGCGCGTAGGCTTCGGTCGCCGCGTCGTTGATCTTTCCGATCATCTCGTTGAGTTCGGCGATATGCGCCGCCTGCCGGGCAGCCTCGGCCCGCACGCCGGCGCCAAAACGGGACTCACCGTAGCCCCATATGCCACCGCATACAGCCACTAGAGCCGCCACAACGGCGAGCGCCACAAGGCCGGCGCGCTCGATCACCATGACCAGCCCCCTGCGGCAGGAGCGGCCGGCTGGGGGGGCTTTTTTGCACGCGCCTTGTGCACGTCCGGACGCTTCTCGATCACAGCGGGCTGGACTGCGGACGGCTTGCTGAGCTCCGCGACGCGAGCGTTCAGCCGCGCGATCTCGGTCGTGTCGGCGGCGACCGTGGCCTGCGCCTCGCCCAACGCCTTGCCCGCCTGCATCACGAGTCCCTTGGCCTCGGCCAGGCCACGACGCCCCTCGTGGTGGCCGAGCACGAAGGCCGTGAACACTACAGTGGCGATGATCGGATAGGTCGCCGGGTTGGTCCACACCGCCCAGAACGAGCGCCACAGCGCGGCGACCGCGACGGCGAGGCGACTGACAGTCGTCTTGGCCCAGACCGGAGCGGTCGCGCGCGCGACCAGCCACCCCCACACGTCCGGCAGCCCGCTCGTCTCGATCACCCGCCCGAGAGCTGCCCTGACGAAGGCGGCGAAATTCTTGATCCAGTTCATGGTTATTCCCCCTTCAGCGTTTTCAGGTCCTTGCGGTCGGCGAGGTGCCGCACGATGACGACACCCGCGAACCCGATCGACAGCACCGTCGCCGCCGCGGCCACGGCTTCCCCGGCCCCGACCATCGCAGCGAAATCCTTGACGGCCGAGACGTTGTCGCCGGCCTCCTTCGTGATGTCCGGCAACTGCTCGATGAGCCACGCCAGACCCGCGCCGATCGTGACGGCAGCGGCCTTGAACTTTGCCACCAGACCCAGCGCAATCGACGCGACCTGGTAGCGAGTGGTGCGAGACTCGACGATCATCCGGCCCGTAGTCGGCGCAGGCGCCGTCGAGATGGCGTCGCCGGGCCGCGGCAACTTCGAGATCGGCCGCTGCGGCGTCTCCTTGGCCGCGAGGTCGAGCGCGACGCGACGGACGCGGGACTCGCGCGCCAGCCAGCCTTCGCGGAACTTTCGGTTGTGGTCCGCCTGGGCGATGCGTTCCAGGAACGCCTTGCGGTTGTCCTGCAGGTGCTCGACCAGTGAGGCCAGCGAGCCATAGTTCCGGGCTGCCGCGATCATGGCGTCGGTCACGGTCGAGCCCTTGACGCCGACCAGACTGCCGAGCGCGGGAACAGCACGCCCAACGCCGCTGTTCACGGCATAGTCGACGAGAGCATAGTCGAGCCCTGACGGCAAATCATCGGCACGGACGGCATCCCAGTAGAACCGCTTGTAGAGATCGCGGGCCGTGCCGGGGTTGAGTTCGTGCACTTTCTGCACCAGATCGTCCCAGCCCTTACCGCCGCGGGGCGGGCACTTGACGCCGTTGGCTCGCGCCACGTCGGCAATCGTCAACCCGCACTTTGTCGGGCCCCCGTTGTCGCCACGCACATCCTCATACGTCACGCCCTCGTCCGCCAGTACACGCTGGAAGAATACGTCGAAGTTGTTGGCCATGGCCGCCCCCTATCTCGTCGGCAACTAGGCCGGCCAAGCTGCCGCGTCGATCTGCGCCGTGGTCGTGATCGTTCCGTTCGCGATCTGCACGAGCA